GTGAGGGTGTTGAGTTTTATCGTTATTGTTTTGGGTCTGTGGTTTTTATGAATCGTGTGGTCGAGTGAGCGATAAGGGGGGGGTTAAAATGTTTAAAGTTAATGCCTATGTAACTGAGATTGAACCGGATAATTTATATGAGGTCGATATTGATGGTTTTACGACAGCTGTTGCGGCTTGTATGAAAAATGATAATGGCGTGGTCACGTTTAAATCAGCTCTTACCACGGTTCTTGAAGTAAACTATGGTGATTGTGATTTTGATTTCGTATGTTGTGGTGTTGAAAATGGTGTTTGTTCATATGTTGTCTCAATTTATGATTTTGTATGGTGACTGACATAATTGTTTAAATGAGTGTCGCGTAACAAATAAGCCCCGCATTTTGCGGGGCTTATTTATTCCGGAAGACTAGTAGTATAGGATTTCTCCGGGGTAGATGAGGTTTATGTTACCTGAGCTGTATCCGGTGATGTTGTATATGTTGACTCCGAGCCAAGCGGCAATGCCGCTAAGTGTGTCGCCCGATTGTACCACGTATGTGTGGGACGCTGTTGCGGTGTTGCTGCCTCCGTTGTGACATGCCCTGTCGCCGGGGTATACGGTGGACGGGTTGCCGCTGGGTACGGTTACGTTCCACCAGTCGGGCCAGAACATTGAAACGTATTGGCCGCTTTGGATGGTAACGCAATTAGTGTCACATGGGGTGTTCGGCGTGCTGGGTTGTGGTGTGGGTTGCGGTGCGGGTTGCGGCGTGGGCTTGGGTGTAGCCTGCCCGCTGCCCGCGTATGCATACCATGTGTTGAGGTCGCCGTAGACTACGCTTAGGTCAACTCCTTCGGCCCATCCGTTGACATAGCCGTTGCTAGTGTATTGCCATGCGACGGCGAACGGCCAGTTGTGTAGTGTGGGTTGGACTGTCGGCGGGTTGAATCCGTAGATTGGCGTATAGCCTAGCGTATATGCGGCGATCCATAGACCATAATTTCCGGCGACAACCGCCGACCAGTCGTAGGAATTTTCCGTATACTGGTTCGTGTAGATAATTGGCTTGGTGCCCCATGCGGCTTCTACGGTCTGGAGCCATGTGAGCGCCCAATTAGTGTTCCATGCGGCGTTCGGCTCCCAGTCGAGTATGGGTACGATGCCTTTGCCGATGTATCCGCGTGTGTTGTTGATAAAGTAATTGGCTTCACTGACAGCGTCGTTTTCCGTGTGTGCGAAATGGTAGACGCCGACGCCCTGTCCTGCCGTCAAGGCGTCCTGTACTACGCGATCACAATCGGGGTTGACGTATCCGATGCCTTCGGTGGCTTTGGCGACAACGATTTGCGCGCCGGTGGTGGTGATGTTAATGCCGGTTTGCCAACTGGATACGTCTATCATGTCCGCCGCATTCGCGCATGGCGCGAATGCCAATAACATGGCGGCGATTGCGGCGATTACACTATAGGCGGTTGCTTTGATTTTCTTCACCATCGTTTTCCTTTCTATCGATATTGAAAATGTTGAGAATACTGGAGTCTCTTAAATCGGGGTTGATTTTTACGCAATTCTCCATGATCGAGGTAATTTCAATCAGACAAATGCCTGCGCAAACCGGAATGAATACCGGTAGTCCGATTCCAAGATTGATGTAATCCGAACCGTATTCTACAATTAACGCCACGCAAATTATAGCCAGATATGCGAACTTATGCCCGAGGCCCTGCCGCATTTTCCCACTGGATAATTCGCCGTGCATAATCGCGTTGACCACGCCGGTAATATAGTCAATCAGCACCAACAAGAATACGATACCGATTACAATTAGTTCGTGGAATGGCATGAACTTCCTCACTTTCTTATGCCTGACTGTTGTAACAAGCCGCCAAGAATCATACTGAACTCAGCCTTAATCTGCGGTGTTTCAAAACGTAACCGTCCGACGCGATAGGCGTTCAGTATTTTCTGCGTCATGTTATCGGAACGTTTGAGCATCATGCAATCATTGTCGACCAGTCGGTAATCAAACGTAAAACTCCTAGTGGTTTTCGGCTGTTTTTTGGAAATTATATATAGTATCTCGTCAGTATCGCTTAATTGCTGGTATACATTAAAAATACCGTATTCGGTCGTTCTCAGTGTGAACACATAACCGGCGTTGCTGAAATCACTGATGAGAGCATCGGCGTTATCTCTAAAATCATTGTTGATTGCATAATTCGCGTAATTTTCATCATATTCGCGTAAAAACCGCCCGAATTTCGATGTGGCCACCTTGGCGCTGAACCCGCCGTAATCAGCTAATTCCACCATGATGAACCCGTTGCAATAGCGCTGGTATTGCACGTGATTGTCCATCTGTGGTTTTAAGTTGATGTTGAATGCCGAAAAATACGGGTTAGCCAACGTCACTGCGTTACTGCACATGATGACGCGGACTCTATCATTCCAACGGTCAACCGTATTGTAAAATTCCTCAAGCGCGGTTACTTCGCCACCTAAATACCGCATATTATCGGGGAAGATTTCATCAAAAACAATGGTTCGTACCTTGGGATACGCAACTGATTTAACCTGTCCTGCCTGCGATAGGGCGATGAAGTACCCCATGATATGCCATGTGGGGCGTGTCTTGCCGTGTTTGTCCGTGGTGGCGTCCCTGTCATCCAGCCAGTGGCATTCAGCTTGATTGCCGGATACGCGGAACTCCAATCCCGGGTATTGTCCCGCGATGTCAGCAAACCATGTGCCCTTGTTTTTCTGCTCCTCCGCAGTCCTGCGGAGATAGATGAATTGCCAGCGTTTTTTTATCCAGTCGCCTATGATAAGTTTTTTGGCTCCGTAGGTTTTACCGAGGCCGCGTGCGCCGATTACGAACATCCAAGGCGCGTGATAGGATAATACGCGCCCATAGTCGTAATAATCCCCTTCTTCTAACAGTTTCTTCATAATATCCATTTTATCATACAACAGTGATAGGTCGGTAGATATCTGCCGGCCTGTCGTTGCATCAGAAGTTCGGTGGTGCGCTGGTGCCGTCCCATACATTCAACAACGAGTAGACGGTATTATAGCGTGTCCCGTATGGCCCGAACGGAGGTGTATTGAGGATATTATTATACAGTTGGGCAAGAGATGAAGCATGAGGCACGTTCAACGCGCCCGCCGGGCTTTGATGATAAGCGCTCGCCCACAGTATTTGCATTTTCGCATCATCATACGTCTGCGGGTAGCCCTCGTAATCCTCGGCAAACTGGTTTCGCTGGCCCTGCCGTGATTCCGTGCGCCGCGCCCACGTCTGGAATGCGGCGACCTCGCTACCGGTCATCGCCCTATCGAACGTGCCGCCTGACTCCATAAGCGTGGCAATATTTGGCGCGGCAGCGGCAAACGATACATACCCCTCGGCGTCAACCGCTTTCATAGCGTTCAACACCTGCAAGCGTCTATTGAATGACCATTGTGCAATACCGATACCCTGATTGTTAGGTTCGACGGCATCCCAGCGTAATGATGATTCGACGGTACCGATGACATAGAGCGCGTACGAGCTTTTCCCGTCGCCTACGCTTGGCGTGCCCTGACCTTGATCGGCGTCCGGCTGACCTGCACCCCCTCGATATACCCACGTCTGGGCGGTTGCCTTATAGAAAAGGGCTTGCAATGATGTCGTGCCCGAACCACTGTGATATACGAGATTATCGCCCTGTAGTTGTATCCACGCGGAGACATCACCATCCACGGTTACGCCCGGATTATCACCGCCTGTCGGATTGTCGCCGGATTCCGGCGGTTCCGGCAATGCCGTGGGATGCAGATAACCGAGGAGTTGCGAGCCCTTCATGAGCGGCAACGATTGATGAACGGCGGGCGTCGGGTTTTGGGTCAGAACATCGATATCACCCCCATGAACGCCGCCCCACACGATGGCCACGTGACTGCCGGGATAGTTTTGGCTGCCGAACCTCCAAAACACGACATCCCCCATGCCGGGCGTATAATTGGCGTCCTTTTTCTCGAAAACACGCCCCACGGCGGGCGTGGTGGGGAACATGGTGTAATTACCCTCCGCGTAACCTGTTGGGGTGATGCAATCGCCTAACGATAAATTGTAATTATCCATGCAATACTTAGCCCACAAGTCCCAACACTGGGCACCATAAGCCCCGTCCATATCCCAATACTGATCTTGAGTACGCTCCAACCATGCCTGCACGTCTATCATGATATTAGTATACCCCGCCCGGCGTACCGAACGGGGTATGGTTCATGTGAAACATGAGGATTTCCAATACGATTATATTACTCTGATAGGGCGTAGTAGGCCACACAGGCATCAGAATCGACTGGTTGACCACTATCAACCTTTGCCCAGTTTCGGAATTGGATTATCCCGTTCTTCTTGATTTCCAACCTTGCGCCGTCGTGAGAATTGCCAAAATTGTAATCGCAAATTGCTTGAAAATCGTAATTCACGGGTGCATACGCCTGGTTGATCGAGCCAAGCTGATGTACACCCGCCGCCAAGGCTGACGTGGTTGTGCCATGAAGACCGCCGCGAACCACGACGAGACGCGTCAGCGGCGAATAATAGGCCGAGAACGCAACCTTAAGCCCGGAGTATTCCGTTTGCGCTTGCGTACCGATGCTAGTCGGCGCTTGGCCATCCTCCTTGAATTGCTCGAAACTTGACGACACTCCGTTAATAGCGGAGTTCAACTCCTGCGCGGTACCCGAATATCCACCCTGCTTGACAAACGTAGTGTCAGCCTGCGCCTTGGTATACACCTGCGAAGCGTCGGCCTTACCGTCAACCCTGCCGGACAGAGAGGACACCGTGCCCTGCAATGCCGTCAACGCGGTATTTTCCGCCTTACCGTTAATAGTGGACATCAATGCTTGCGCGGTCGGCTCTGAGGTCACACCGAGCGCGGTAAAATAGGATTCCTGCTTAGCAATATCACTCTTATTGGTTTGCGCCAGCTCAAGGGCATTATCAGCAGTGTTCTTAGCCGTATTGGCGGTGGACGTGGCGGTGGTCGCGTCCGTTTCGTTGCGGTACATCTGCGAGTCGATTTTGCTCATGTCGCCGGTGTAGTCACCGCGCCACGATGGCTTATCATCCGGGCTGTCGCCGAACTGGCTGAGATTATAGTGCGGGGTTTTGTTGATACTGGCCATTATGATACCTCCTTGACAAGGCTTCTACTGGATAACTTGGACGATGTTGTTGTTATCGCCAGAGCGTTATCTATACAATAATCGGAATCAGGGGCGAAAAAACATAATTGTGTTATTAGCTGATAACCGCCTCACCCTCGGGGATACTCCTACCGTAGGGGAATTGCGAACGTCCCGGAAAATCGCCGGGAACGCAATTATCCACGGCGGTAGCGCGTAAATCATAATCGCGGGCCGTCAACCCCAGCGCGTCATATATGAATGCCTGTAGCCCCATATCATCGTAATCACTCCAGAACAGGGCGTGATCGCGCGTATTGTCATACATGCCGTCAAGCACCGTTTGCAGAGCGTCCTGCCTGCCGTATACCGGAGACCACGCCAGCCCGGTGGACTGCGATTGCTCGATAAGCCGTATGAGTTCCTCACGCAGGATGGCCATTTGCTTAACGAGGTTATCGGCAATTTGCTGGACGGCGGCGTTATTGTCCGTAATCGACTGGTTCACCTGCTCGACGAGTGTATTGAAGTCGGACTGCAAGCCATCCAGATTGCACCGGATGCACTCAATCAATTGGAGTGTGGTCAACCCGTCCCGATAGGTGAAAGGAACCGACGTAGGAATACGCGCCGGTGGATAGGCGCGTGGCATAAGGGCGTTGACGGACATGATTACTCCCATTCTCCATAATTATGGCAGTTACTGAAAATAGTATCATACGAGCCCCACACCTGCATGAAACACGGTTCGAGGCTCCGCACAATTTCCATGTCCACATTGATAATCGCCTGTCGGTACTCCTGTATCAGGCTCATGGCGGACTGGGAGCGGCCCGACGTGTGGGACTTGGTACTCCCATCCGTAGCGTCGTGTTGCCATTCCGTACTGGATGTACTATGGGACTGAGAAGAGGTATCTTGCGTGCTATGGCTACTGCCGTCCGTATCCGCTTGCGCCTGATTAGCATGAGTCGCGTATCGAGCAAAATCACCTTGCACGCCGGTTGCGGGCACTTCCGAGTCGTAAGACTGGGACTTGGTACTACTTGAACTGGTGCCGTCCGAGGAACTTCGGGTTGCACTATCCTGAGAGGCGCTGGTTTTGCCGCTGGACTGGGCTACAGTATTGGACAGGCTTTCACTGACCATTTCCATAGTGTTCAATGGGTCATATTTCAACGCTAGCGTCCTGTAGCGCTCATTAAAATATGGCATGATTTCCGCCATCGTCATTCCCAAGTAAAAAATGAACTGCTGGGCGGTTTCCTGACCAATCTCCCTAAGCGCGTAATGACGGACGATTTTTTCATTCAACTCCGCGCGGTGAGACTCGTTGTAAATCGGGTAATAGTCGGCGCTAAGATGCAGCTTATCATCAGTATCATACCCGAATGAAACAAGATTACCAAGGGTTTCGGTATACTCCCCCGGCGTCGCCATCGCATAGGCACTAAAACTCTGTACCATACGTGGCCTCCCTCGTTTGGCGGCTAATACGTGCGGCAACGATATCATGATATGTTTTCATTGCAACAACTTGTTTCTTCAACAGCTCCGCAGCATGGCCGGACATGGGCAAGTTCCCGTTTGCATAGTTATCCAGGGCTTTTTCAACCCCACTGATCTTATTGGCGACTTCATACATTTCGTATACAAGTCCTACCATAACGTCACGAATCATCATTACAATACGCCCCCGATACCCGCGTCATATGAGGCGGGCATATCAATATCCGTCGTACCGTCGGCACCCGAATCCAGCGCGTTGGGTACGCCGGAGCTTTGCGCGTCCGCATACTCCACCCACACGTTCAATTGCGGCCACAACCGGTTAATTTCCGTCGCCGCCGCCTGCCGGGCCTTGAGAAAACTCAATCGGAACACGTCCACCTTCTCATTGGCTTGCGCCACCTCGTCGGAGATAAGCCGTTCCTTTTTTTCCGTGCCGCTGGACTGGATGCCCAAATATCCCAGTACCTCATTGGTCACCTGCGTTTTCTGTTGGATGAACTTGTCCAGCAGATAGGGGGTGGTGTTGGGCCACGGTTGGAACATGCTACCGGGGTCGAGTGAATCGTAGCCGATGATATAATCCTGCCCATCCTGCCGCTGTTGCAACATGTTCTGTACGGTGAGCTTGGTGCGCGGGTCGGCGGTGATGATGGTCGGCAGTTTCAGGCTCTCCAGGTTCACGTCATATGCCTTGTCAATGTCGGCGAGGCGTCTCGCATACTGCCATAAGATATCTTTGAAACTCATGCGCATACGATTGTCCCAAATAGGAATGCACTCCCTGCCCGCCTTGAGTTGCTTGTAATGGTAGTTGACGCCCACCGGCTCAAAGCACGTCGGGTTGTCATACACGTTCAATCGGCCTTGATAACCGGCTTGCGTGGCGAGGAACCGACCTATGCGTTTGTCTTCGAAGAAGAGCGCGCACCCGTATTCGCAGAGACACATTTCCAGCCATCGTTCATCCACGGTCGGCGGCAGTCCCCGCCAGCTGAACCGGTTCAGTGCCAGTTCAGTCAGCAGATGATAGTACATTGCGTCAAGGCCGACGGCGCGCGCCTTGGCGTAACTGCCACGCGGATGCAACGCGCCGCCCCTACGATTCTGATTTTTCCTCGACCTAGACATGCCTCCAGTATAGCACTAGAATGAAATGCCGGGCAATGGGTCGTTATCCGCCCAATCGGTCACGCCGATATCATCCGGGTTAGCCCATACAGTAGCCCCAGACTCGAACACGCCTTTAATGGTCTGCCGATACTGCTCGGGCAGATCACCTCGCACGTAACACTCCTGCATCTGCCAGTAGGTGAATTTTGTCATACATTCCAGCGATTGCGGCGGCGTGATGAAACGCTGGATAAAATACCCGTAACGCAACATGTACTCTCCGACGCTCCGCAGAGCTGAGGGTGCGAACGTCTTAAATCGAACCAACCCCCCGACAATACCGTTCGCGAGGTTAAAACCGTCTCCGCCGATGGCACCGGATGTGGTCGGGGGTGTCAATTGCATCTGCTGTACCTGCGCATTGATGCCCGCAATGGTGTTTTGATAGTCTCCGAACGCGGAACGTTGCGCGTAATCCGCGTTCATATCCGCCATATTTTGGGCCAACTGGTTTGAAAGCGCTGTAGTCTGAGAGCCGTATGTGTTGGCCTGGCTTGTTGTGGCCGCGTTGGTACTCAGCGAGTTCGCCGTGGAAAGTTGGGCGGCGGTATTGTTGATGCTGCGGTTCGCTTCAGTGTTGACGCCATTCATGACCGCACCGCCCAATGCCGATACCGCGCCCCCGACATTGCCCGAAGCGGCGTTACCCGCCACCCCGACCACGCCGTTAACCACGTTATTCAGCTGTGCGAGGTCAGCTCGCTGATTGTTGATATACGTCGTGTTGTCCAGACCGGTGTTAAGCGAGGTTGCCTGTATCGCGTTATTGGCGTTGCGGTTGCCGATAGCGAGTTTGTTGGCTTGGGTATTGTACTGGTTTTGCATGGCCGTGGCCGCAAGAGACTGGCTGACGCCCATCTGCGCTTTCTGGTACGCCCAGTCGGCGGACTGTTGACTGTAGGAACGAGTGTAGGCACTGTTTGCCATTGCCAACTGGGCCCCATTGTTGACTATCACAAATTGAGGAAAATTGCTGATGCCAAACGCGGCGTCCAACATTTCCCCGCTATCAATGGGCAACCCATTGTTTTTATCAAGAGGAGTGATCTCGCTTGCACCCGCCTTATTGTACCCAACCGGGTAAAAGTTCAAGCGCGCGCCATTGGGCGCGTAATTATGCACCTCTCTAATAACCAGATCATCGCTTTGGATATTTTCGGGCTTATAGGTGATATTAGTGCCATTCAAGCAAGTGCATTCAACAGTAGAATAGGGGTAGCATTTGAGTTTTTTAAGGTTTTTATAACGTTTAGGGATATTAAAATTATCACGAAAATCATTAATGGTAATAATGTCTTCATATCTGCTGAGCGCATTTGTGGCCGACTGGGGGAAACGGTAGATACGATTATTTAATTCCGAAGGGAGTGTTTTCCCAAACAGCTTATCCACGACATAGCCGGATTGCTTAAGAAAGTCATCATCTAAAGAGGGTATCATGTACATGTTTACAATACCCTGTGTGATCCATGAAAAAGTAGAGCCCACTCCCATAAACACTTGGATGGACTGGATGTCCTTAAAGTACAGTATTTCAGCACCGTTAGCCATGTTCTCAAACAGAGAGCCGCCCGCAGTAGTGAGAGACGGTTTTTCCTGACTGCCCGCGTCCGCTGACAAATCTACCGTGCTCACGACTATTACGCCGTAATTCAGATTTTTCCCGTCCATACCGATAAGAGACTTGTACCGTTGGTTTACCGTCACCATTTCGCTACCGGTGTCCAGCCCCTCGGGTAGTGCGAGATAACTGCGACCATAATCGGCCATCTGGTTTTCGTTGGCAATGCCGATATGGCCTCGCACCACATAGCATGAACCAAACCTAAGGACATGCTGGAACGACTGCCAAACGTCCAACTGTACAGTGAGCTGAGTAGTGTACGCATTGATGTAATCCACGTGGTTGATGAAATAATACCAATACCGTGGCGTCTCCAAGTCGGGGTAATCGTTATACACCACGACATAGTTGTAGTTGGACGCCTCGTTAAATGGCAGTTCGACGCGCACGGGTTGGCCGAACATGTGCATGACTCCACGCACCCTGTCAATGCCGGGCCGTCGGTCGAACCATTCCTGTTGTTTCTGCGGTGATTCGAACCGGGCCAGGTCACGGTAACTGCTATCCCACGGCACGTTACAGAGTTTCAACGACGTGTTGGGCGTCCATTGAGCCCAGTTAAACGTCGCCTCGACGTTAGGGTTGATATCTCTCAGCATACTATCCCTTTCACAAAGAAGGGAGTGTTTCACGTGAAACACTCCCTTTTATTATATCGCGGATCAGGCGACTGTCACAGTGCCTCTGACAGCTGACACCGAACAGCGCGGCCGTCAGCTTGGTGGAACCGGCGGCCACTCCAGCGACCAGGCCGGTATTGTCCACTAGGGGTTCGCGTCATCAATCATCGTCCAACCTCCGGTATGACAAAGCCCGGAGCGCTCACGTGGCTTGCGCTCCGGGCCTTGTATTGCATCTCGCCGTGAGAGAGGGTAGCCAACCGGCCACCCTCTCATTATATCACGCGGCCACGGTCATACTCTTCTTACCGGATACGCCGAACAGCGTGGCGGTGACGTCGGACGAGCCCGCCTTGACGCCCTTCACAACACCCGACTCGGATACGGTGGCGTTGGCTGGGGTGCCGGACGTCCAAGCGGCTTGCGCGGTCACGTCGGCGGTT